CTACATCATGTAATGTATCAAATAAGTTATAAAAGTTTTCTTTTTTAACCTCTTTACCGTTGATAACTGTTGGTTGATATATCTCTAATTCTGGATGATGTTTAATCATCTTTTCAATAACCTGTCTTTTAATTAACATACATCCCGTAGGAGCATGAGTTACTTTTATGACTCCATTTTCCATAGTCATTTCATTTGGATTATCCATTTTAATTGGAAATACATGACCTGCTTTTAGTACATCATCAGGTGTATTAACTAAATTAGTTTCTTTAATCTTTCTCCACATTTTATCTGTATCAAATGTTTTCATTGGATAAGGACAAGAGATAATATCTTTATCTGCACCTATCATTTTGTATATAGTGTTAGAATTAAAATCTATATCTGAGTCTATAAATAATAGGTAGTCGTAATGATCTTTATGATTTAAAAATTCTGCTACACATAAGTTTCTACCTTGAGTAACTAATGATGATTTAAGTAATGTAAAACTAACTAGTATACCTTGTTGCATACAGTCTAATTGAAACTTTAGAACAGCTTGAGTATAATGCATAGATACTTCACTATGACAAGGAGTACAAACCATTATCTTTGCTTTTGGTTTATCTAAAATATTACCTACATTAATAGTTTTAACATTTGAGTTTACCTGTTCTATTTTTTCAGTTTGATAAGTATCTTCATTAGCATTTGTTTTCTTTTTTTCAGAAAACCATATTGGTTCATTATTTTGCATTTAGTGCTCCTCTCAAAAATCTTGTCCATGCTTGTCCTTTTGCTCGCCAATCATAAAATCTATTTACATAATTTTGTTGCATCTTTAAATGATCCTGGATGCCTGAATCATGAAGCATATCTGCAGAAGCTTCTATGGCTGCAGCAAACTTTCTAGCTAAACTTTTGTAATCATTTGAGTAAGGTACATACATTGGAAACTCGGCCCCGGTTTCATATATAGCACCGAAGTTAGTTGTAATACAATATAGACCTGCGGACATAGATTCTAATAATGATATACAAGATGTCTCTTCCCAAATACTTGGGTATACAAACATTCTATAATCTTTTAAATTTTCTTTTATATATTCATTTGGTTTATAACCAATGTAATTTACATTAGGTAATTGTCTTGCTTGTTCATATAAAGGCTCATATGATTTGTCATTAGCTTCAGCGAAATCTTTTCCATATACTTCACAAGAAGAATAAACATCTAAACTAATTAATGGATTCTTAACTAATTGCATTGCACCTAACAATACAGATAAACCTCTCCAAGGTGTACAATGATGTACTATCTTTATAGGATCACCTTTTTTATATTGAGTAGAAATAGGTTGTACTTTTTCAATACCGTTTTTAATGACGGCACATTTTTCTCTAGGTAAATCAAATCTTTTTGTAAATTGTTCAAAGTTCCAATTAGAATTAAAAATATACCAATCATATTTATTATGATTTGATTTATCTTTAAACCATGGATGTAAATTAGGTTGATCCCAAGAATTTTTTTGCCAAAGAATATTTAACTTAGTTGGATGTAAAGGTACTTTGCCTGGAACTGATGTACAAATTTCTACTTGATTAAGTAAGCTTGTTTCAACATGCTTTCTTAGATATTCAAATTGTAACTCTGTCCCGCCTCTAGGGTTTTGGTTTGCCATTACTTTGATTCATTACTTTCTGAAATACTTCAAGACCTTTGTTAGTAATTTGAACTGTAACATCTTGTACAATATCAGGTCCTTCTACTTTCTCTTTAGACACTTCTCCAGTCTTAGTATTTCTGTATGTTGTTGTAGTAACACAATCTATTTTTGGTATATCATGTGTATGTGAAACATCACCACCTTCATGAGAATGAGTAATGCCGTTATCGTGAGTGTGTTCTAGTTTATCTTTATCCATTTTCTTGTGATCTATCTATCAAAAGATAACTAATTTGTCCAGTGATCTCGTTTGCTGAACTTGCTTGTAATTTTAATATATCTCCACCTTCTAAGTTAATAACATTTTTAGCTAGATTATCAGTAGACTTATTCAATGTTGAATGTGATATTTCAACATCAGATCCACCTGATTTTTTTAAATATAAATCTACATCAACATTACTGGCTGTTGCATGGCTTGCTTGTACCGCTCTAACAATAGCAATAGCAGATGTAGAAATAGTTAAAGCTGTTGTTAAATTAGCTGTTGTTAAATTAAATGTTGTACTTTTATAAAAATTAGCCACTTAAAAACCACTCCTTTTGATCTTCTTCATTTCTTATATCTTGTTGAAAAGAAAAGTTAAGTTGATTTTTTAAGGTGTCAAGAGCTTCTAAAATTTGTCTTTGATTAGATACATCATACTCTTGTTTTGGTTCTGGTATACTAACTACTATTTTTGCCATTATCTTCTTCCATCTGGTTGAGCATCGAGTCTTAAAGTTCCATATCTCCAAGTCTCACCAGTGCTATCATTTTCTATTTTTAATGCTACAAGTCTTCCTCTTGCTCTAGTGTCTATCTTATCAGTAGAACTTGTAATTGTAAATGGACCTAAAGGTGAGCTAGATGCAGTATTATTTGGATAGTCATTTAATAGTAATGTAATTTTTGAATTACCTGTAAGAACTTTAAAATCAGGTATGAATCTTTTTACTGACATAAAGAATTCTCCGTCTCCTCTATAGTCAACTGCACCTGTTGCTTGACCTTGTCTGGTTCTAACTTGTGTAATATCAAAATCTCCAGATTGAATAAATGCAGAAATAGCTGTTGTACCTGAGCTATTAACTTGATCTGTTCCAACTTCATGAGCATAGTATGTAGTTGCTCCATATGTATTTGTAATACCTAAAATATCTGGAAACACAGGTAAAGATGTAGAGCTATATTCTGTTGCATAAGGTACATCAAAAACTCCAGTGTCAACATATGTAGTTCTAGCTAGTGATGAAGTTGTCCAAACATTTTCTCCATAATTATATGTAACGCATCTATCAATTTGTGTTGAGCCAGATTTTGGATAAAACCAGTTTACTTCACCATAGAGTGTATTGTGTTCTGCATAAATTGTTTCTGTTGCATTAAAATTTATACCTAAATTATCTGAAGTTGTTGTAAAAACAAAGTCTTCAACTAAACAAGGTAGAGATTTTACTGTACCATCAAATACAAAGAAACCACCTTCTCCTGACATCCAAAATACTTTACCATCAGAATAAGTTAATGCGTGTTGTGAAATTAATCCACAGTTAGAACCAACTTGTCTAATACTAAATGTAAAAGGTGGACCAACAAATTGAATTACATAAGCAGCGCTATCTGTTAAAACTAAAGTATAATCTTTACCCGATACTGCTCCAACAATTCTATTACCTTTATCTAATCTAAATGTACCTGCAGTATTAACAGCGGTAGGTGCATAATCATTTAAATCTTCTTGATTAGAAAATCTTATAAACATTGGATCTTGAGTTAATGAATTACCAATTGTTGTTTCAGTTCCAAAATGAAATAAGTGCCTATCTTTATCAGAGACTTGAGTTAATCTTGACGCTGTCGGATTATTTGAAGTCGAAGCACCTGATGTACTTGTTGATGCTCTAATTGTTCTTGCGTTTGCTGCACCTGCATTCCAAGTAAATGTTTTACTATCTCTAATTGTTGCAACAAGAACTTGACCATAGTTATCAAGACTCCAGTTTCCTGGATCCAGAGTCACAGAACTTGTATCTCTTTCTGTTCCCCAAGTAGAAGTGCTCCATGTAGAAGTACTCCAACCATAACCGAGTGTTTGAAAGACTGGTCCAACTTGTATATAAGGATTAACTGTTGCAGCTCCTGCTGCGGTCATACCAGACCCTCCTTCGTTTCTCACTGCTTGAACTGTAAACTTATCAACTGTTGGTACTGTCAATATTTCATAAGCTACTTCTAATTCTGCCGTTGTATAGTCTGATGCACCTGTAACTGTTACTCCAGATAATGTTATATATCTTCCAACCTCTAGACCATGTGATCCCTTATTAATTTCTAAAACATTCGAACCATTAACTGTAGTTAACGTACATCCTGTTATAGCTGTATCTAATGGTGTAATATCAAAAAACTGTTCTCCATAGTATAAAAATAAACCTTGTGAAGTTCCAATAGCTGCATATCTTTCACCATTCAAAGATGTCCAAGTATGCTGAGCACGTGCTACTCCAGGTAAGGTTTCACCTGCAATAGATAATTGATTCCAACCACCTATTTTTTCAGGTAATCCATATCTAAATCTAACAAAATCACCATCAACCCACTGAGATTCTCCTCCTGAATCTGTGACCATTTTGTTAAAACCAGGCTTGAAATTTAATTTTTGTAGCATATAGTGCTTTATATCTTATAAATATAGAAAATGAAAGTACGATAATGATAAAGGTAATAAAAAACGTAATAACTTTAGAAGATTCTTTTGAGTTATATCAAGGTCTCATTAATCAAAGTATATGGGCTCTTAATAGAATTTCTACAAAAGAAAAACTAGGAGGTTCTTTTCCAGGTGTAACTTTTTTAGAAAAAGGTGAAATAAAATATGATCACCCCTATTGGATAGGGTATTTTAATTGTTTATTTGATAGAATAAATCAAAAACTAAAAGAACAACATAATTTTATTTTACCTAGAAAAATTAAAAGAATAGCTTTAAATGCTCAGAATGATAATCACTACACAGAGTTTCATAATGACACTAAAAATTCTTATAGTATTGTCGGTTTTTTAACACCTCAATGGGCAGAAGAATGGGGAGGAGAATTAAATATTGAAGGTAAAATTTTTAAATATTTACCTGGAGATTTCATATTATTTGATTCAAATAAAAGACATAAATCGCAAAAAATAAAAAAGATACCTTATTGGAGAACATCTATAAGTTATGTAATAGGGTATAACGCTGAATGATAAAAATAATTGATAACTTTTTTGAAGAAGAAAAACTAAATATGATTGTTAATCATATTAAAAAAAATCTAGTTTTTACTCCACAGTATTTTGAAAATGCTACAAAAAAAACAAAAGAAACTTTTTATGGAAATAGGTTTATATTAAACGAGGATAAAAAACTTCTTGATATCTTTATTAAACAAGCTGAAAAAAAATTCAGTTTTAAAATTAAAAAAATATATCCGTTTTGTGGTATTGATTTAAGAAATTTAGATAAATTTTATCCTCATACAGATAATTTTTACGGTATAAAATATAATATTTTAATTATGTTGGATGGTCCAATTGGTGTTACAACAGGTACTTGTTTTTTTACAGAAAACGAGTTAGATATTCATGTGGGGTTTAGACCAAATAGAGCAGTTTTATTCCCTTCTGATCGTCTGCACTGTGCACACAAAAGTGATATAGAAAATTTAAAAAGATACACTGCAACTTTGTTTATAGAAGAATATGAGTTTTAAAATGAAAGATCATTTGGAAGCAGTTGTTGAATTAAAAAACATTATAGATAAAGAATTTATAGATAGATTGACACCTTTTATAAAACATAAAGCTAAAAAAAATATGAATACAAAAGGTGGACTAAATAAACATATAAGAAACGTAAAAGGTTATCATTTAAACACTGAAAAATTTCCTACAGATCTTTTTTATTGGAATTTTATAAAACAAGAAATAGAAAGACTATATAGTTTTTACAAAATTAAATTTCCAAAAATGGAGAGTTCTAAATTAAATCAAATAGATTTATTGAAGTATAGCGCTGGTGAAAAGTATGATTTCCACACAGATAATTCTACAGGTTTTCATAGAACTTTAAGTGTTATAATTAATTTAAATAATGATTATGAAGGAGGAGATTTAATTTTTGCAGATCAAAAAGAAAAAGAAATTAAAAGATTAAAACTCGGTAAAGGTTCTATTGTATTTTTTCCAAGTAATTTTATGTATCCACATTGTATAGAACCAATTACGAAAGGAACAAGGTATAGTATAGTTGCATGGCTAGAATAATTAAAAAATTTTTTAATAAAGAAGAATTAAGTATTCTTAAAAAATATTGTCATAATAAATTAGATTTAAATAAAGACCATCAATTAGATGGTCAATCTTTTTCTCCCGCATGGTACGAAGATCCATTAATGACTTCTTTTTTAGATATTAAATTACCTCTAGTAGAAAAAAAATCTAACTTAAATCTAATTCCAACTTATGCATATTGGAGATATTATATATTTGGCGCAAATTTAAAACAACATCTAGACAGACCTTCATGTGAAATATCTATTACTGCATGTATTAAAAAATATGATAACTGGCCTATTGTTGTTGAAGGTAAAGAATTTGAATTAAATGAAGGAGATGCTATTTTATATAACGGAGTTTTTGAAAAACATTGGAGACCGGGTGTATATAAAGGTAATGGTATGGCTCAAGTTTTTTTTCATTACGTAGATAAAAACGGACATTTTCCACACCATGGATATGACAATTATTTTAAAATAACAAAAAACACAAAATCGGAAGGAGATCTACAGTGGATCAAAAAACAGTTAATATAAATAATTTTATAGGCGTGTACGATAATTACATACCTGAACAAGAATGCAATAATGCTATTAAATTTTATGAAGAACAAGATAAATTTAATCGCACCGTAAATAGAATAGCTTTTGAAAAAGCGTCTACATTAAACAAACAAGATCAACAATTTTTTGCAGGAGCAAATAATTTAAATTTATGGTGGGAACAATTAAAACCCATATTAGTAAATTTTGATTTAGCCTGGAATCATTACGTTAATAACACAGGAGCTGACCATGCTTATTCAGATAAACCTTTTCATTTTACTTGTGTAAAAATTCAAAAAACTTTACCTACAGAAGGTTATCATGTTTGGCATATTGAACATGGTCAAGGTTTTGATATGGAACCAAGAGCTTTTGTATTTTCTATATATTTAAATGATGTTGAAGAAGGTGGTGAAACAGAATTTCTACATTTTTCAAAAAGAGTAAAACCCAAAAAAGGTAGAATAGTTATTTGGCCTGCAGGGTTTCCATACTTACACAGAGGTAATCCACCACTATCGGGTGAAAAATATATTTTAACTTCTTGGATGTTGTTGAGATAATTTAATGAATAAATATTTAAAATGTATAAATTATTTAATAAGTAAAAAAACATTAAAATTTCAACATTTACTAAATGTATATAATCTTTTAAGAAAATGGAATTGTAATGAAGACACATGTTTTGCAGGTTTATTTCATAATATTTACTTAGATAAAATTGAAACCGATAGAAATATAATTAAAAAATTAATAGGTGAAAAAGCAGAGAAATTAATATTATCGCAACAAAAAAATGTAATTTATATGGCTGTTGTAATGTCTAATGATTACATTAATGTGATTGATAATATTTTTGATAGAAAAGACGTATTAGAAAGTTATTTCTATTTTAGAGACATTGTAAAATGGGGTTTTATAGGTTCTGGCAATAATGATGAAAAATGGAGAAAATTTAATTATAAATTAAATTTCTCTAATAAAATAGAAAAAAAATATAAATTACAAACAAATAATATATTAAAAAATTTAAACCTAAATAAATTTTTAAAACTTTCTAGAGTCTATGCTAGCGCTAATCCTTATGGTACTGTGCATGAATCTCATACTGACACCGATCAAGGTATTACTATTATGTATTATTTAAATGAATCTTGGAATATAGAAAATGCAGGGGAAACAGTCTTCCATAAAGACGGAGATATTATTCGTAGTGTTATACCAAAACCAGGACGTGTTGTTGTTTTTGACGGAAGTATAGAACATTGCGCTAGAGATGTTAGAAGAGATTATAATGATCTTAGAATGGTATTAACTTTTAAATATGAAATTACTAAGTTTTAATAATATACATAATAGTTAAATAAGGCTGTAAAACTGACGTTGCATCTCCACTAAAGTTTGCACTCATATTGTGAGAATGACCACCACCTGAACCTGAATTACCCATGTTACCGGGGGATGCTCCACTTCTAGTATAGCCACCTCCCGAATCATTTGAATATACTCCTGGATCGCCACCTCTAGCTTTACCATGAGTATGAGAAGCAAGTTGTGGAGTCGATAAAGTTGCGTTAGCTGTTGAACCTGCAACATTTCCAGTTGCTGCTACAGTATTTGCACCACCTGTTGATCCTACAGCTTTGTTATTAGATTTACCAACGGGTATATTGTCAGCTAAATTTGGTATGTTAAAAGTAGAAGAACCATCTCCTGCTCCATAAGTTGTACCTACGATTGCAAATAAAGCTGCGTAAGTACTTCTTGATACAGCTGCACCATCACATTCTAAATATCCTGTTGGTATAGAAGAATCTGACCAAGGTATAATAGTTGCTGTAGGGATACCTTCAATATCAGTTAAATTAGCTCCGTCGAAATCATATTTTGTTGCTTCGTAATTTGCCATAATTTATCCTAAGTTTTTATAATATATATTACAGTTAAGTATGGTTGTAAAACTGAAGTTGCATCACCACTAAAATTTGCACTCATGTTGTGAGAGTGTGCATTACCACTACCAGTATTATTTGAAGTTGTTGACTGATCACCAGCAGGACCAAGAGGAGCATGATTGTGTTGTCTCGATGCATAATTGTAACTTACACCTCCAGAGTGACTATGAGAAGCAAGTTGTGGAGTTGATAAAGATGCATTAGCTGTTGAACCTGCAACGTTTCCAGTTTTAGCTACAGTATTAGCACCGCCTGTTGATCCTACAGCTTTATTATTAGATTTACCTACTGCAACATTGTCAGCTAAATTTGGTACATTAAAAGTAGATGAACCATCCCCTGCCCCATAAGTTGTACCCACGACTGCAAATAAAGCTGAGTAAGTTGATCTTGATACAGCTGCACCATCACATTCTAAAAATCCAGATGGTACTGATGCAGAAGACCACGGCACTATAGTTGCTGTAGGAATTCCTTCAATACCTGTAAGGTTTGCTGCATCGAAATCATATTTTGTTGCTTCGTAATTTGACATAATTTATCCTAAGTTTTTATAATATACATAATAGTTAAATAAGGTTGTACAACTGAAGTTGCATCACCCACAAAATTAGCGCTCATGTTGTGAGAGTGACCACCACCTGAACCTGCACCACCACTGTTTGAATTACCTTGAGAACCAGCTTGGAGGTTCCACGCTGCTGTTGGACCATTGAAATGGCTACCAGGACCAGGACCCTGTGCAGCAGGGTGACCATGAGAAGAAAGTTGTGGGGTTGATAAAGTTGCATTGGCTGTAGATCCTCCAATGTTTCCAGTACATTGGACTGTTTCTGCTCCTCCAGTTGATGCTAAACCTTTATTATTAGATTTACTTACACAACATTTATCAGCTAAATCAGGAAGGGCAAAAGTAGAAGAACCATCCCCTGCTCCATAAGTTGTACCTACGATCGCAAATAAAGCAGCATAAGTTGATCTTGAAACTGCTGAACCATTACATTCTAAAAATCCAGACGGAATAGAAGTAGAAGACCATGGAACTATAGTTGCTGTAGGAATTCCTTCAATACCAGTAAGGCTTGCACCTGAATAATCATATTTAGTCGCTTCGTAATTTGCCATTTTTTTCTCCTACGAAGAATATGATGTAGGTCTTGCGCCTAGTCTAGCAATTTTCTCCGCCTCTGTTTCGTTTCTGTAAACCGGTGGATCTTGTCCTTCCGGATCTTCAATATGTAAAATATCATTATCCCATTCTAATTGTAATTGAGTTAAGTGAGCTGCATCCCATCTATTACTAAATTGACTAATATCCCCTAAGTTTGCATCTGCATAACTACAATGAGGAGTTTCATCTCTATGTTCTACTTCATCAGAAGTATTAGAAGTACCATATTGAATAGCCCAAATATTTGCAAATTTTGATTGATTCCAAAAAGCATCATCATCAATTTTGTATCCAACACCTTCATTAGCGCCTTCTGCAAAATTTTTAATTACTGTTTTATCTTCAAATATTATTGTCCAATTTCCATTTGCTGCCATATTATTTCTCCGTGTAAGTCCATCCTGTTGTAGCATCTCCAGAGTACACTAATCCAAAAGCTGCACCTTGTGTATTAACTACAAGATCAGCTGCTGAGTTAGCTATATTAGAACCTGCTCTACCAACAGTTAATGCGTTAGTATTAAAATCATAACCTTGATCTGCAAAATTTACTTGATCACCTAATGACGGCGATGAAGGAAGAGTTACTGTTACTGCTCCACCATTTGTATTTACTAAAATTTGAGCGCCTGCTTGAATTGTTTCTGCTGCAGAGATTGCTCTCCATTTTTTAAGTTCACCTGCTTTTACAACATTAGTTCCATCAGAATATAAAGTGTAAGTGTGACCTTCACATAAAAGTACACCTGTTCCAGATGTAGTTTTAAAAGTTAAAGTGTATCCAGCGTGATTACATGCATCTTCAACAAGATAAGTTTTTTCTACTGAATCTGGAATAGTAACATTAACGTTAGCTTCTAAAGTTCCTGTTAATTTAATAACT